TTAAATAAAACTCAACTAAAGAATAATTAATATGTTGACCTTCCTCTAGTGTTGTCTGTCTTACTATACTACCAGCAGCAATATTTCTTATAACAACTTCTATTGGAATAATATCAACTTTCTTACATGACATAATCCTTTCAGGAAATGTATCAAGATAATGACTTTTAATTCCAACCTTTTCCATCTCTTCAAATAAAAGTGCAGATATTTCCATACACACTTTTCCCTTACCTTCAGGATAATCTACTTTCCTACCATTACCAGCAGTAACCTTATCCTCATATTGTATAAGGACTTTATCAGGTTCAGATGTAGTAAATACAGTCTTTACCTTTCCTCTAATAATTTGTGTATCAGTCATACCAATGTCGGATTACTCCACTAATAATAAAACAGTTAGTAATGAGATAAGAAAGGAAAATAAAAGAACGTACCAAAACAACGTAGTTGTCGTAGCGTCTAGTCTTTTCGTCAGAAAAACTACCCAACGCATACTTCCAAATCCTCCATATTCTTATCATATTTTTTTAAATACACCCAATTTTATTAAGATGTAGATTGTGAGAGTTGTCCAAAAGACAACTTCTAGTCCAATATAATTCATTAACCAAAAGTAGAATCAGATTCTAAAGCAATATAATATGTTAGATTATAATTGCTATTTGTAAATTTAGATAGTAGTTTAGAAGAAACAACTACATCATAAGCACCAGGAATAATCTTGATGTTCTCAACCTTAAAGTTGAATACAAACTGCTTATCAGTTTCACCTACAATAATCGAATACTCATTCGATGTATCGTTCTTCTTATCCCTTACAACAAGGCGAATCTCATTGTTCTGCCCTATTAGGGATAGATCAGGTAACTGATAGATTGCTGCTGCTTTAAGCAACTTCTCAAGAGAAGTACTCTCTAACTGGAAGTGAACATCTTCAGTTGGAAGAGTAATTTCCTTATCTGGTGGAGAAATAATAACTGCAGGATCAGCATAGAAATACTTCACCTTACGTCTTCCCTCACGAATAGTAAGATAAGACTCTTCTTTAAAATCAAGATCAGGATCTTGATGTAAACTCAATCCATTTAAGAATTGATTCAAATCATAAACAGCAACATCTCTAGGAAATTCTTCAGAAATATCTGCTTCTGCAAGAATATTCTTCGCAACAGAAATGGTGCGTAAGTGTGTTCCCTTCTTCATAAGAATGGAATTATTAATACTAGCAAAGTTCTTAAGAACTGTTAGAGTATTATCAGAAAGTTTCATAACCACGGGTCGGAGTTTCATTTAATTGTCCACTAAAATGATAGAGTAGAAGTGAATAGTGTAACGCTTTTAGTATATCACGTTTTGCTTGTCCTTTCTTGTCGTAGCGACTCAAGTACTTTATTGCATTGGATCTACAGAATGCCTCTGCATCTCCTACTGACTCAATAAGATCAAGTGTTTGGACGTTATTGTTATCAGAAGTATAATGTCCACCATAAGTGGTAGAAATATAATCCTGAAGAGCCTTGATGGACTCATCTTCTTTGTATTTTCTAATTGTTGTTCTGTCTTCTATACCAGATCGAACATGATGTGCAATTGCATCATCATTATCAGAGAGTGTAGTAAATGCAGATGGCATATCATCCACTAGATGATCAACTGATGCTGCATAGTTAAATTCAGGAGGAATATTTATATTAAGTTCCTCCACAACTTCATCTTTAACTTGTTTACCTACAACCCTATCTGCTCTTGCCCTATCCTTTGGATCGGTGAAAGGGTTTTCTCTGTCAGGATCATTACGAGTGTAATCATACCATGCATCAGAATGTTCTATATCAGTACTGATATTAATATCTTGATCGAGATTGATATCAGTAGGAACATTCACAACCCCTTGATCTGCACCTGTTAATTTGATTTCATCTTTACTCATTGTTTTCTTTTTAATAGGGAAATTTTCATCAAGTGTTCCATTTAGCACATCATAAGCTAAGCTCCATGCATTAATCATACCTCAATTCTCCTTCTTTGGCAACTCTACTACCTTCTGATTAGGTAACTCAAAGTCTGCATCTACTTTATCATATAGTTCAAGGAATGCTTGCTTAGTTTCATCATCAAAACGATTGATGCATACTTGAAGTGCCTTTGCCTTATCTTTAAAGATAGAGAAAGCACGAACAATGTGAACCAATCTACGAGTACTGATGATTTCTTCGATACCACCATCATAGAATGTTTTACGAATAATGTCACCCCAATCTACAAGACGTGCAATGAAGTCTGTGTCTGTGACACCAAGATTAGCAGCAATCCCACCAAGGATTCTCTTCTCTACCTTTACTGGTGGATACTCTTGCTCAAAGGTTACTGGGAATCTTTCAAGGAATGCTTCATTAAGAACATTAGTTCCAATAAATCTACCATCATCAGATCCTTTACCCTTTGTGTTTGCAGTTGCAATAATATTAAATCCTATCGCAGGTCTGACCACTTTACCGATTTTCTTGAGGAACACCCCTTTACCTTCAAGTATGGATTGGAGGCATAGGATCTTGTTACTAGCCAAGTCAACCTCATCGAGTAACAAGATAGCTCCTCTTTCAAGTGCTTCCACGACAGGTCCGTTATGCCAAACAGTTGCCCCATCAACAAGGCGAAAGCCACCAATAAGATCGTCTTCATCAGTTTCAATAGTAATGTTTACACGAATCATTTCACGATTCAATTGAGCACAAGCTTGCTCTACACCAAAGGTCTTACCGTTACCAGAAAGACCAGTGATAAATGTAGGATAAAATTGTTTTGTTTGTAAAATCTTTTTAATATCATTAAAAGGACCAAACTTAACAAAAGTATCATCGTTTTCAGGAACTAAATTTTGTTGAACATGAGGTTCTACAGCAGGAGCACTGAATGATTTCTCAATATTCTCAACTGCTCTTGTAGTTACTTCCAAATTCCACTTACCTTTACCAACTTTATATTTTTTAATTTTTTTAGTAACGGTTGCATAAGCGATGTCATTCATTTTACAAAAAGCACGAACATCAGCAGCGATAAACTCTGTACCGAACGATGCTTTCAATCCATCAAATGCTTCTTTATCAGTCATCTTAAGCTCAAAGGTCATAATGTAATTTGTTGTCGATATACCTATAATACATCAAAAAGGGATCAAATAGACCACTAGTGGACACTTATTTAATTGGTTATCGTGTAAAAAGAAATCATAGTAAATCGAGACTTCTTTCCTTTCCCAAAGAAATTCTGTGCTCTATGAAGTTGGGATTGAGTAAAAATAACTGTCCTATTAAACTTATTTGAGACCGTACAAGAATTCTTAAAGAATGGTGAGGAACTAAACTTATCTATTTCTTTTTTAAACCAATATCTTTGATAGTAATTTCTAGAAGATTTGTAAAAAGGATGCTTTATAGAATCAAAATCCTGAATATAATCACAACAAAGTTTATTACCCTTATTATTATTACCAATCTCAATTCCTGTATTAGAAGGAGCATCAAGATTTAAAAAAGTAAGAGCTGTATAATCTGAAACATCCTCATGCCACAAACCAGATATCCAAGTCTTATCCACCCACTGAAAATATATATTCCTTATAAGTAATTTATCATCTACAATAGATTCAATTTTGGATAGATATTTTTTACTTAAAGAATCAGGAACTCTACTTCTAAATCCTGGCCAAGGATAATCATGATCAACATTCCTACTGTTTTCATCATAAAGTTTTAAACCTTCATTTCTGAATGAATAAGGATCATCTAAAAAATCATCAATTACCCTTAGCATATTTTTTCACACTCTCTTCCCATTCCTTCATTGATGATGAACAGTCAGGAGGTTCAGGATCTTTATATCCTTTCATCTTCTTCCACTTATTATGTAAAGCACCCATCATCCATGACTGAGAAAGACTCTTAGGTCCATTCTCTAAGAGATCTAACTCATACTTACTAGAAGTGTACCCTTTGTACTCTTCTCTCCAATTGGAATCATCATAAAGTTTGTTTGTCATTATCCGTAAGTAAAGGTTTTGTTTTTAATTTTAGTATCACCATCTGATGATGATCTACCAGGTTTCATTGTCCCTGCTGTAAATCTCTTAACGGGTTTACCTGCTGATTTGCCGAGTCCACCTTTTCTAGTTGCTGCTACTGTACCAGTTTTTTTGGTTTGTGTCAAGACCGCATCCTGACCATACTTCTTACCAAGTGCCTTAATTGCTTTCTTAAACTTTCTCTTACCCTTTTTACCAGAAGTAACTACATGACTTCTCTCTTTAACCTTACTAGTTTTACCAGTCTTGTCATCCTTCTCATCCCATCTTCCAGATACCTTAGTAGCACCTGGTAAACCCTTACCTTTTATATCACGATCCAACTGCTCTGCTCTTGCTCTATTTTCCTTAGCAGATTTGTCAGCACGACTTCCTGAGATGATTGCCATCCCACCTTTGTCTGACTTAGATTTAATACGACTTAAACTACTCTCTTCAAGAAATTCTTTAAAGGTCTTCATTATCGGTGACAGTTTCTAAGTTTATTTATCATTATATGGTTATACGTCCTGTATTTACACCCCATGTTCCATGCAAAGTATAGTTAAATGAAATTGCTAC